AGAGCAATACGAAATGGGAATGCTCCAACAATACCAGCCAGCGCAAGAGAGAATGGTAGTGGACAACCCGTAATTAAAATGAATTACGCAAGCAAGGCACTAACCGAACCTCACCACAACTCATTACGAATGTTTGACGACTATCGCATACGAAGATTGACCCCTATTGAGTGCGAACGCCTACAAGGGTTCCCAGACGACCATACGGCCTTTGGTAATTACGATGGAGAAGTTAAACCAGTAAGCAACAGCCAGCGATACAAACAATGCGGAAACGCAGTAACTGTTGACGTAGTGTTAGCCGTAGCTAAAAAATGCATACCTTTATTCAAATGAAAATAATTGAACTATTAGACGGCAGCACCTGGGATAGGGCAACCGTTACCGAAAAAATGATGGACGATTCGTTTTACTACGGCTACCTTTCAAAAGCCGCACTTTCGTCCTCTGCTTGTAAACTATTGCTCCAGTCACCCAAGACGTACCACTACGTCACGAAGTACGGACAGGACGAGTCCGATGCCTTCTCGGTAGGGCGCTTGGTTCACTTGATGGCCTTGGAACCGCACCGAGTAGATGAGTACGATATTATTGACGTGCAGTCGAAGAATACGAATATATGGAAGGAGGCCAAAGCAAAGGGCGGACAAATCATAACAAAGAAGGAATACAACGAAGCAAGACGCATCGCAGATGCCCTGCTACGCAACGAATCCGTCCTCGGCTATATTCAAGGTTGCCAATTCGAGGTTCCTGCTATTGGAACGATAGAGGGCATACCTTTCCGAGCAAAAGCCGACATATTAGGCGACAACTTTATTGCAGACCTAAAAACCACTACTGACCTACGTGCGTTTCCTTATTCAGCAAAGAAGTACGGTTACGACTTGCAAGCGTATATCTACACTCGGCTATTTGGAGTTCCGATTGATAAGTTTATATTTATTGCAATCGACAAGGCAAGTTTAGACGTGGGCATTTACACGGTTAGCCCTGCGTTTATTGAAGAAGGCGAGAAGAAGTTGCAAGAGGCAATTTCCATATACAAGGAGTTCTTTATGGGCGTGGAGGAGCCAGAGTTAGACAACTACACTATTGTTGGGCAGTTGTGACCGATATAACCAAATGCACTGGGCGGGGGTGCGACCTTCGGGAAACGTGTTACCGATTCACGGCTCCTGCTGGTATGCTTCAATCCTACTTTATGACCTCGCCAATTAAAAAGGGTGAATGCGAAATGTATTGGGACACCAGCGAGAAATGAAAACACCAATCCAAGAGCTAATCGCTTGCTACAAGACGTTAGACGAAATCACGGCCATAATTGAATCCGAGAATAGTCGCATAACAGCAGAGATGAGATTGAGCGAGATTGAAGCCACAATCAAAAACCTATTTCAAAACGTTTAACACCAACGAGGAATGAAAGCCATTATTGAATACAGTCTGCCAGAAGACCAGATAGAGTTTGATATGGCAACAAACGGCCACAAAATGCACTCCGTCCTTTGGGATTTAGACCAATGGCTGCGTAGTAAAACCAAGTACGCACCAGACGGAACCTCGGAAGGCGAATTGAAGGCGTACTATGCGTGCCGTGACCAACTGCGGGAATTAATAAACGAGAACAATATAAACTTATGAGCTGCGCTAATTACACTTATGTAGAAGACGAGGAGGAGAAACGCCTCCGTATTATTATTCGTAACGGAAATTCAGGCGAACACTATGAAGAAGCACACGAAGATTTACCTCAAAGCGATGGGGTTAAGCCCTGTTGAGTTTATCCCTTGTGAGGTTTGCAACAGGCGAGCCGTGGATATTCACCATATCGAGCCAAGGGGAATGGGTGGAAGCAAGACACTAGACGTAATCGAGAACTTAATGGCTCTATGCAGAGAATGTCACCACGAAGCCGACTTTGGTGTTGAACTATCCAAGGACTTCTTGAAGGCCGTACATTTGAAAAAAATGCCTCAATGATTCATATCGTTACCCCTTGCTCACGACCAGAGAACCTCGAACACTTGCGGGAGTCGATTCCTGCTGGTTGCACTTGGACGGTCTTTATGGACTACTCCACTAAAAAGAAAGAAGTACCCAAAGGCGTTAAAGTGGTGCGGTCTAACCTTGGCGGGGCTTTCGGCAACCCGCTGCGCAATATGGCACTTGACTACCTGCAAGCGTCCGCAAGCGATAACGACTACATTTACATATTGGACGACGATAACATAATTCACCCGAACTGGTACGAAGCCGTCAAGGACAGCAAGGAGGACTTTGTAAACTGGGCGCAATGTTTCCGCAACGGAGACCCTCGTCTTCACGCTACCGAATCCCCACGGGTAGGAACAATCGACACGGCCTCATATATGGCTCGTCTTGGGTTTATCGGCAAAGCAAGATTCGAGTACAGATATGAAGCCGATGGGTTGTTTGCGCAAGAGCTAATGACACGCAACCCAAAGATTAAGACGTACCAAGACTATCTTTGTTACTACAACTATTTAAGATGAGGCCAAGCGTACTTTGTATCGGTGACGAAAATTCTGGCGTGGTTTACCACCGCATCTACAAGCCCCTAACTCTACTCAAAGAGAAGGGGCTTATTGATTTTCAAATAATCAATTACAAGCAGGAGGTACAGCCCGACAACTGGGAAGGAATTACGCACGTTATATTTTCCAGAGCCGTTCCGTTTTCTGGTGAATCCTTTGCTAACTTCTTCGCTATTTGTAAGCAGTCAGGAAAGAAGGTTATCATTGATAACGACGACTGGTGGCACTTGGCGTTAGACCACCCCTCCAAAGTCACCTACGACAAAGCAGGACTTGAACACCGCATACGCAACTCTATGTACTTTGCGGACGAGGTATGGACAACGCAGAAGTATTTAGCCGATAAAATCAAGAAGCTAAATAAAAACGTAGTTATCATTCCCAACGGCCTTGACCCCGCAGACCCGCAATGGCAAATAACACGTGAGCCGTCAGACGAAATGCGCTTTGGTTACGTTGCGGGCATAAGCCACTTACCAGACCTATTGCAAAACAATATAGACCTCTCAACAGTTGAATCCTACGTTGCCGATATTGGCGGCTACGTTGAAGCCAGCCGAGCAAGATACAAGCTCGAAACAATGCCCCCGAACGAATACGGAGCAATGTACCAAGCGTTTGACGTTGCGCTTGCTCCACTTATCCCAAGTGAGTTTAATCGCTGCAAATCGAATCTAAAGATGGTTGAGGCGGGATTCGCTGGTTGTGCGTTAATTATTAGTGACGTAGCACCTTACGCCCAACACCTAACCGACAAGAACTGCGTAAAGGTTGCCCATAAAGGAGACTGGAACAAAGCGATTAAAGAACTCACAAAAGAGAAAGCGTTTGACATCGCCCTTCAACTGCACGAGGATATGACAACCAACTTCAATATACACGACTTTAACGACATTCGTTTAGAACGCCTGCTGAAATGAAACACTACCAAGAAATAGACGGCTGGTTTAACCACGAGGCAGCATACGACTACCTAATAGCACAAATGCCAGAAGGGGGTACATTCGTTGAGCTTGGTGCTTGGCTTGGTAAGTCCTCGGCCTACCTATGCGACAAAGCAACAGACAAGCAAATCACAATCATTGACACGTGGAAGGGTTCACCAAACGAACTCAACACAACGCACAAGCTGGCAACAGAGGTAGACATCTACAAAATGTTCAAATCCAATATGGGAGAACGCAAATACAAATCCATTAAGGCCACTTCTAAAACTGCTTCAAAGAAGTTTGCAGACGAATCCTTGGACGTTGTGTTTATCGACCTAACGCATACCTACGAAGCCGTAAAGGAGGATATTGCTCTATGGCTGCCCAAAGTAAAGAAAGGCGGATATTTAGCAGGAGACGACTACCACGAGAACTGGCTTGGTGTTATTCAAGCAGTAGACGAGTTGCTACCAAGCCGTACCTTGGTTGGTGACTGTTGGATATACTGCAAATGAGTTATTTAACCGAAAACTACGGAAATAAACGGTTATGAAAGATAGTAAAGGAAGATTCGCTGAAGGCAACCAAGGTCGCCCAGCGGGAACACCAAACAAGACAACCAACAAGATTCGAGAAGCATTCCAAAAGTTAATCGAAGACAACTTGGAGAATATGACCATCTGGTTGAGTGACGTTGCAGCGGAAGACCCGAAGGCAGCACTTGACCTATTGAGCAAGATGGCGGAATACACTACTCCAAAGCTCGCAAGAGTTGAGAACAAACACGAAGTCTCCGAGGAGTTAACCCAAATCAAGGTAGAAATTGTCCGTTCTAGAAATCAAGACAAGTGAACTGTTCGAGCGTAACTACGAAGCACCAACTCGTATCGTAGTTAACCAAGGCGGCAGCCGCTCGGGCAAAACTTATTCTCTTTTGCAGATGCTAATCGTATTGGCTATGCAAGAAAAGGGAAAGGTCTTCTCTATTGTGCGTAAGTCGCTTCCGTCTCTTAAAATGACGGCTTACCGTGACTTTATGGAAATTCTGCGTAATATGAATCTTTACGACGAATCCAAGCACAACAAGAGCGACTTCACCTACTCACTAAACGGAAACCTATTCGAGTTCCTGTCGCTTGACCAACCGCAGAAGAAACGAGGAGCAAGACGTGATTATCTATTCTGCAACGAGGCGAACGAATTAAGTTGGGAAGACTTCTTCCAGTTGCTTGTGCGTACAACGGGCAAGATATGGCTCGACTACAACCCGTCCGATTCGTTTCACTGGATTTACGATAAACTCTTAACAAGAGACGACGTAACGTACATTCAGTCCACTTACAAAGACAACCCATTCCTCGACAAGTCGATTGTAGACGAAATCGAACGCCTACGAGACACGGACGAGGACTACTGGCGCATCTACGGCCTTGGTGAGCGTGGTATGAGCCGTGCAACTATCTTTCAATTTGGGCAGGCCGAAATACCAACAGAAGCAAAACTTATATCCTATGGACTTGACTTTGGTTACACCAACGACCCGACCGCACTTGTGGCCGTTTACCAACTGGACAACCACCTATACCTTGACGAACTCATTTACCGAACGGGGCTCACAAACCGAGACATCCACGCCCATTTTCAGTCGTTCAATTTAGACCGAAGGGATGAGGTCTTTGCCGATAGCGCAGAGCCGAAGTCTATTGACGAGCTGCACCGATTCGGGTGGAACGTGAAACCAACGGTAAAGGGAGCCGACTCTGTGAACGCAGGGATTGACATTCTAAAACGGCATAAGCTATTCGTAACACCACGGAGCAGCAACCTAATTAAGGAACTCCAGAACTACAAGTGGGTTGAGGATAAGAACGGAAACCTGCTTAACAAGCCGATAGACGCATTCAACCACGGAATAGACGCTGCACGTTATGCGGTAGCAAATAAGCTCTCTAAACCTAACTATGGTCGTTACAACGTCCGATGAGTTATTTACCTATGGAACTGAAATTAGTAGTGCCTACGTCACTTGACGAAATTACGTTGGAGCAATACCAACGCTTTGCCCGTATTGAAGGAGATGAGGAGTTTCGCCAAAAGAAGATGCTCGAAATCTTTTGCCAAGTTCCTTTCTCGGAGTTGCCAAAGGTTCGCCTTGTGGACGCTACCAATGTCCTTGCCGTATTAAGCAAGACCCTAAACCAAAAGCCAGACCTTACCAAGTTCTTCGAGTTGAAGGGATCTAAATACGGATTTATTCCTGCGCTTAATGATATTTCGCTTGGTGAATTTGTAGACCTTGACAACTATATGAAGGACTGGGCCACAATGCACCGAGCAATGGCGGTATTGTACCGACCAGTCACCAAAGAGAAAGGCGAACGCTACGACATCGAGGACTACACGCCAGACGAAGGCAGGGAGGAACTGTTTAAGCAGATGCCCGTATCGGTTGCCTTGGGTGCGATGGTTTTTTTTTATCGTTTAGGGAACGTATTAGCGCAACATACACTAAACTCTTTGGCGAAGGAAGCGAAGACATCTACACAAGGGAGGCGCAGTTCGGACAACGATGGGGATGGTATTCCAGCATCTATGCTCTGGCTACAGGAGACGTCACAAAGTTTGAAGCAGTCACTCGACTACCTATTCATCAATGCCTGACCTATCTAACCTTTGAGAAGGAGAAGAACGAAATCGAAATGCAAAAATTAAAGTTATGAGGAGTTTCTATCAAGCTACCGAGAAAATAAACGACTACCTAACCAGTCACCCGCTAGTAAAGGTGGTTACGTTTGGCGACATCTTCGACGTGGACTTAAACAAGCAGACCATCTTTCCGCTGGCGCATATTATGGTGAACCAAGCCACGTTCTCCGACCACGTAATTCGTTTTAACGTATCGGTTCTTGCTATGGACATCGTGGACGAAACGAAGCAAGATTTGAGAAACCAAAACGAGCCATTCTTCGGGGTAGACAACCAGCAGGACATCTTGAACACGACCCTTGCAATCTTGAACGGCCTGCAATCGCAGTTACGCCGTGGCACGCTGTACTCGGACAAATACGAAATCGAAGGAGACGTAAGTTGCGAGCCATTCACGGAAAGGTTCGAGAACTTGCTTACTGGTTGGAACCTAACCTTTGACTTGATTGTACCAAACACTGAAATTAGTATTTGTTAATGGCAAGGCAGGAGTTGGTCGAGGCGGTTCTTAATAAATTCGCAAAGCGTGTAATTCAACAGGCGAGGCAAAATCTTACCAAGAAGAAAAAGAACGCTTCTAAAGAGCTTTACAACTCGTTGGACTACGACCTATCCGTAGGCCCTAATTCGTTCTCCCTGACCTTTGAAATGGAGGACTATGGGGAATACCAAGACAAGGGTGTAAGCGGTGTCAAGCGCAAGTACAATACACCGTACAAATACACCAATAAGATGCCACCACCCAAGGCATTCGCTCAATGGGTAGTCCGCAAAGGCCTTCAAGGCATCCGAGACAAGCAGGGGCGTTTTGTCCCACGGAAGTCGCTGCAATACTTGATAGCAAGAAGCGTGTACAACAATGGCATAAAGCCGAGTTACTTTTTTAGCAACCCCTTCAAGGTGAACTTTAATAAACTACCAAAGGAATTAATCGAAGCGTTTGGCCTTGGCCCAGACGACTTCCAAGCATTTACACGTAAATAATGTCAGCACCAGTAGCCACCTTTCCCGCCTCGTTACAGTTAACAAGGTCGCCTATCTTCATAACGCTAACCAAGGGGAGTGCCGTTAACGACGGCCTCGTTGACGCTACGCTTGTTCTGCGTGTGTTTACTGGCAGCAGCGCAACAAGCCCAACGGCAGACTACACGCTATTCAAGACAAGCATCGACGATGCGCCTATTACGTTTGAAATTAGCGACCTTATTCGGGAGGAAATTGCTTCGGTATTGAAAAACGGCGCAATTAGCGACTGGGAGACGGCAACAACCGAAGTGGTATGGTGCAAGTTTACTCTTTCGTCTAACTACGTGAATGCAGGAACGCCTGCGTCTGGTGTAATCCAAAGCAACCAGTCCTTCTTATGCTCGGATGGGTGGCTACCATTTACGCAGCAGTCGGGAGGCATTGTTGCGGGCGCTGGTCTGTTGACCAACCGAACGATGCAAGTTTTCAGCGGTTATGAGCAATCGCTTCCCGCTTTGTACGACACCAACACCGACCTTAACGGAGTTCTGTACAACGTAAACGGAACCGACTATTTTTACGTGCTATCTGACGAGTTGGGCTTTGCCAACACCAGCACGGAATCCACGCAAAAGGTAATCTACATTCCAGCAGGCCCCGCAAGCATAGATTCGTTCTTGGGGGTTATACCAACCGAGGACTACACTATTTCGCTTATTAGCGACAGCGCAGCAGTCAATTACAAAGCACGAGTAGAAGCCGATGGCGGAACGTGCGAAGGATTCGCCTGCTTGCGTGCTGCTCTTGCCGAATTGGGCTACGAGGAAAACGCTACCGATTACAATTACGAGCTGGTATGCGAACCTAAATACACACCTGTCCGCCTTACGTTTATTAACCGCTTTGGCGTTAGCGACTTTGTTACGTTCTTCAAGGTCTCAACAAGAAGCGGAGCCGTAACACGGGAAAGCTATATGCCGCAGTTGAACCAGCCGTTTAACGTTTCGCAACAAGTGCAGTATCGTAATTTTGACGTCAATAGCCGTGAAACGATTGTACTAAACACGGGATGGGTGGACGAGAACTACGACGACGTTATTCGTGAAATCCTTATGAGCGAGAAATGCTCCATCAATTACGAAGGAGTAGAGTTCACAGTTAATCCGCAAGATACTGGAATACAATACCTTAAGGAGGTTAACGACCGAAACATTAATTACACCTTGACGTTTGATATTGCTTGGGACATCCGAAATAACGCACGATGAGAAACAAGGTTACTATTTTTGTAGGTGAGCAAGAGCTTGACGTATTCCAAGACGAGGACATTACGATTAACCTATCCGTCCAAAACATTCAAGACATAAGCAAGGTCTTCACTGACTTTACACAGGGGTTTAGCGTTCCTGCTTCGCCTCGTAACAATGCCATCTTTGAACACTACTACCGCACGGATATTGTTGGTGGTGCTGACTACCGATTAAGAGCCGATGGACGCATTGAAATCAACGGGTTGGTATTTCGGTATGGCTCTATTGAATTGGAGGGCGTACAGATGCGCAAGAATGC